GATTTAGACTTAACCCAAACCATGAGCATTTTTTCTATAGATTCATGATCTAAAGGTGCTAACATGCATTTCATGTCTTCATCATATTTCCACTTACGCTTCAAAAATGAAGCATCATCTATATGAATAAATGGTACACTTTCAGCCTCTTTATCTGCCATGGTGTAAACAATATCTAATTCAGCAAATTTTTCTGATATCGCTGTATGGTTAAACCAATCACAATTTTTGTGAATCGACATAATATTGTCATCACCATACGTCATGAGTGCAACATTATCTATAAAGTTTGTTACCTCACCTTCTGGATTAAGAAGAACATAAACGTATCTCATGCGCAAACTATTAACTATACTGTTTAGTATCACAGTTAAAGGGTTCCCTGAAGGATTAGATCCGAACATTTGTACAAGATCACCATTAAAATCGACTACAGAAAAAGCTGTGTCTTCTGCTATACCTCTGATAACTTTGATATCATCATCTGAATAATTATTTGATAGTTTACAAAAGTGAATAAGTATGTCAAACGCACACAAAATCTCCTTTGGACTCATTCTTTTATCATACGCTTTATAATCACCAGCTACTATTCTATCACATCCATGTTTAGTTATTTCAGTGTACAATTCTTGCCATTCTAGAGATTGGGCTATTGTACCTGGAGCTGCTTCGAATGCAAATCTCTCATTTTGTAAAAGCCTACAAAACGATAATAAATATTTCCTAACCACTACACACCAATCAAATGGTGCACCAGTAAAAACTCTTGTTTTCTTCATTTTTGCCTTCTTGAATGTTACAGGTTCATCTTTAAGATGTGCACAAAAATTTGGATTACAACGCTTTCCTTCTAAATATGTTGTAATAATTTTATCAATCCTATTGTTCATTTCTTCAGATGATATCTTTACAGGATCAAGCATACCATGTTCGGGAGGCGTTGATTCTAAAAAGTACTTCTTAGATTTCTTCCAGGGGTTACCGGCACTTGTATTCCTGTTGATTTTATCTATATATGCTACCATAGCACCATTAATAGCTGTAAAATCATCTAATACCATCAACATATCAATGTTCTGAGGGTTCATTCTTGCAGTAACATTTTCAATATAACCTTGTGTACACATATTCAATATCTGAGTGTCTAATCTTATAGGTCTAACCAAGTCCAAAGCTGCTATTCGCCATGGTTCATAAGATGTCATTTCTGGTGCTGTATATTTTTTAAGGTAACATTTAGGTAGAACTTTACTCATGGGTGTGTCAGTAACTTTGGATTTAGTCTTACCTCTAAAATCAGTAAATGAACCATATACGTCAATGGTACCTTCATTCATGTATCTAAAAACTGACTTTGTATGCAAGTCCACAACTGGTCGTTTAACACTTTCTGAACTAATC